GGAGTCATCCATGTTTTCTGCTACACCAATACCAAAAAAACTATAGGGATTCTTTTCATAGCTAAACGCATGGTATGGTATTCGGAAGGGGGTAAATGGATTTACAACACTGCGAAGCATTTGACCATTACAAACCCAAGCATTAATTTGAACTTCGTCTAGGTCGTCTACATCTTCGGGTATTTCCATACCTACTTGGCGACAGTATTCCGCATCCATCACGCCCCAATACTCTAGAACTTCATACTGAGATGCGCCGTATTCATCATTTCGGCTGTCATCTTTCAGTTCTTGTTCATAATCTTCTTCTACGTAGTTAGGCCCCATTTGGAGACAAGTACGTATAGCTTCTTTGTCAAAGTAAGGCATCTTACCTAGACTACGAAGCTGTGTTCGATTCATTTTATGTCGATGGAATACATATTCGGATTCATTAACATTTGTTGCGTTGGGGTCTGGAAAGAAATCCCAGATGCTAACAAACTCCAAACGAGGAACCCGCACATCGACAGGAGAGTAAGTTCTATCACCGCCCTCTCCTTCTGTCCATCTGTGTAATGTTTTGTTAAAGTTGAACGGCCCTTTGACGATTCCTGTGCCGAATAAAGCTGATTCAAATAATGCGTTTCTAATTTCACTAGCGCCGTTAGACTCCTCTATCTGATCGTGTATAAGTTTTTCCATGCGTCTTGCAGCTTTTTGTGCGGGGCTAAGTTCAAGAGCTTGAGGGTCTGGAGAGGGGCCTTCAGTAAGCATATCCTTTTCTTCGGCTTGCTTATCTAATTTTATATCTTCAAACTTACCTGTTCCGTAGGTTGCTCCCGGCTTTAGTACTTTACCATCGCCTTCAAAACCTACGTCAAACGGATTTTCTTGTTCTTCCTGTACCTCGCCTTCAGATGTTTCAATTCCGGGTTGAATGTGTGCATACTCAGGAGTCCCTTCAGGCATCTTAGTTTCACTGATACCAATAGGGAACTTATTCGCACCGAACACTACATCTACAAGTTGACCAAAGGCTGCAAGCACTTTAGTCTTTGTTACTTTTACAAACACTCTAGACTTTTCAGATTCACGGAATCTTACATTTTTACCATACAAACCACGATAATTGTGGTATGCTGTAAGCCATCGTTGCTCATCTAAGTCTCTAGCTGTCTTAGCAGAAACATAGCGGTCATTAATAAGACCTACTAAATTATTACGAAGACTTTCTTCAAGAGTAAGCTCTAGGCCCTGTTCGCCCTCAACTTCTCCAAAGTAAATATCATTCGCTGTTAAAGTATTTTCTGCCATTAGTATCCAAACTCCGCATCAACGGGTGTGTATGCCTGTTCCATTCTCATACTTCTAAACTGACTAAATATGTCATTAACTTTAGGTCTTGACATAACTAAGTACCTTAGTGCATCATAAGCATGGTCAGGTGCATGTGTATCAACATCTTCTGGGTTAGATTTATCCAGAGGAAGACTTTGGAGTTCGCGTATCAAGTTGGGACAGCTATTAAATATCTGTATCTTTGGTCTGCCACTAGGCTGCACTCGTAAGTATTCGTGGATTTGTATTTTACCCTGTATTCTATTTTTATCTGCTCTTCGCAGCTTGTGCCCTGCTCGTTGAAGTGTCTCTCCAACTGTGGGGCCTGTTGTTCCTGTTCTGTTCCATGCTGCTGTATCAAGCACTCCGGGTACTGAAAAAGGATCTTGTAGCTCCATGTTTGTAATCATCTGAGCCAAATCTACGCCTGTAAGTCCTTTGCGATATAGCTCTCTGTAAATTATTAGTGTGCCATCAGTGGGATCAACACAACCCCAAACACAAGCACTCTCAGAAGCATAACCATAGTCAATCCCCTTGACTCTTTCCCAACCTACTGGAATCTCAAAAGGTGTAATAACATGCTCCATTACATCAAACTCTGTAAAGGCAGCACCCTCTGTAATGTCCCAGTTACCTTCTAGAAGTTGCTTGCGCTGTACAGCAGGCAAAGCTTTTAACATTTGTTCGTATCTACCATCTTTAGCAAGATACGGATTGTCTTCTAGTCGGGCTGGTATAAAGCGTCGTGTCAAACCATCATCGCCTGTAAAGCTCTCATTAGGCTCTGATGGGTTCACATAACGCTTCTTTACCCATGTTGAACCAACACCACCGGGGTTAGCTGTACAACGCATATACGGCGTAATCTCAGAATCTGTAGTACGCAATCGTGATGCTAGGTAGTTCCAAGAAAACTCTGTTGATAAGTGAGTAATCTCATCAAAACCAATCCAGCTATAGGCTTGTCCTTGATACCTATATACGTCTGCATCACGCTCAAGGAATCCAAACTCTAGTTTAGCACCACTGGGAAATGTCCAGATCTTTTCAACCTCTCTGAACTTACATCCCGGAAAAGCCTTTGGATATAACTCTCTAGACTTGTCTATAAGCTCCCTTAGTTCAGGCATTGAGCGTCTTAGTACTAACGCCCTGTGAGCAGCCCTGTGAGCGAATCTAAGGGGATCTACGAGCATAGCATAGGACTTACCACCCCCTGCTGCACCGCCATACAGTACGTCTGTTTCTGGGGCTGCTAAGAAGTCTGTCTGCGGCCCTTCATTCGGTCTGAAGATAACATTCTCTAGTGCTTCTTCTTTTACTTTTTTAGGAAGATGCTCGACTGTATCTTCAGTCAATATCTTTCCTTCTTTGGAAGTTTCTTGATTATCTAATTTAGCTAGTGTGGATCGTGAAGCTTTTAAAGTGTTCTTTTGACTTTTTAATTTTGCCTCAGCCTTTGCAATAAGTTTTTCTTTTTCTCTTACTGCTTTGTTAGCTTTCATACGAGCCTGTGTAGCTCTGCTGTAATTATATCCTCTAGACTTACTTCCTTTTTTACGGCCTCCTCGTTTCTTTGGAGTGCCATCTACTTTTAAGATAAAATTACCATTTTCATCTTTTAAGTAGTCATCTGGATTAACTTCCCAATCTTTCATGTATTATTTTTTTTAATCCTTGATGACTTAATCGCCTACCTGTTTTATGCTCTAGCCAAGCAGACCCTTCACGAAGACTTAACACCTGATCTTTAACTAAATCAGATATTTCTTGTAAAGCCTCTAGTTGTTCTGGAACCTCCTCAAGTATTTTAGGATTAGCTTCAGATACAATATATCCAAAAGGAATAACACTACTGCGTTTCGGAATGCTCAATTATAACTTCTTCTTTTGCAGGTAGAATAAAAACACCACCTTGTACAGTGTGATTAACGTCTAATCGGTCAGTCTTACCTAGTCCAATTCGATCTAATATTGTTTGTGCTGCTTGGAGTCGAATATTGGCTTGAGGAACTGGCTGATCAGAGTTCATCACCTCAGTTAGTTTTAATGCAGCTTGAGGAGCGGATTGTGCTAGGATATTTGACGCTAGGTCTATTATTTCATTTTTTAGTGATTTAGTAACCTGCCAATGATTCCCAGAGTAACCCGCTAGTTCGGCTGCTTTCTTTGGATCACCTCCTACTTCTACAAGATGGCCTAGAAAGTCTTTTTGTTTTTCTGTTAATTCTCTTTTCATTTAAAACAGTATAGGGTTAGATTTAATATTTGTCAACTACTTTTTTAACTTGACAAATGTTAAATCTGATGCTATACTAATTATGTAACCCACCGGGGTTGCATATAGATATATAGACATACTTTAAAACCCTGAATAAATACTTCAGAGTCCTTCCTAAGCCCCGCCCTAATCTAGTTGACACTCCAAAGTTCTATAAAATGTTTGAGATTTAGTATATATATGGGTGTACCCCCATGGCCACCTGCGCCCCCGTGTTAATACTCCAGAATACTTCAGAATTTACTAAGTGTACACTCCAGAGTTCTCTAAAGTATTCCTGAAGAGCAACTCCAGAGTAGTTTACAGTCTAAAGAGGACTCTAAAGTAACACTAAAGTAATCTTTTACTCCAGAAAACTCCAAAGGATTTCAAAGTGTTACTGAGTTTTCACAAGGCAAGCCCAGCGATCCCAGCAGATCATCAAAACCCGCCTAAGTATTCCTAAGAATACTTAAATCTAACGACCCCTTAAGCCGCGAAAACCCCACCAAACCCCACCGATTTTTGAGCCTCCCTGAATCTTCGCCTGTTTTCACGCGGAGCCTTCGGCTCTTCACGCAGGAAAAATCACGCGCCAGATTTCGTTGACATTTTTCGGCAGGGCTGGGTTATAATGTTTGGGCCGACAACGGAGCGGCAGTAAAATATAAATTAACTAGATCAGGAGATCAGTATGAATAATTTCGCCAACATCGATGCAAATCGCCCTGCTACGTTCAAGCAGTTTGAGTTCGCAGTGTATAAACTTGCGGAGGGCATGGGCAGTAAGATGCGTCCAGCAGTAAAACCAAAAGTCAATGGTAAGACTAATCCCAAGTTTAAGATTCTTAAAGCACGAGTTCAGGGAGCGACGGCGAAGTTTTACGGCGACAAGAATCTCCGAATGACTCACGGCGACGCTCAAAAGTTTATCTCTTCAGGAGTTATTCCTAACGAGATTAAATCCATGATCGACGCAAGTGATCTCAAGAAGAAATCTTAATTATAAACTTACAGGGTCACTTCGGTGGCCCTTTTCAATCTCAGTCAGGAGTTATCATGGAAGAATATAACTTAGATATTTGGTTTTTAGTTGTTAGTATAATTGGAGTTCCAGTACTTCCGTTTGTCATTGCAGTGTTTTCTTAATGAAGTTAGTTATATTATTAACTTCTACAGTAATACTAACTTGGGTGATTCTTATGTCACCCATCTTAGTTAAATTAATCCTTAGTTATTAGGAGTAACTATGTCAGTATTTCAGAAATTTTTAGATCTAACTCATGTCGAAAGAGAATTAGTAGTATTCGATGAGGCGTTTCGAGAAATCCACACTCAGTTAAGATTACTTGAAAATCGACCCGATGGCTTGGAGGGAGTTAAAGATTTATTAAACGCTAAAACTTTTAGGAATAATTCTTGTCAGACTAGCGAGTTTGACTTAGCCCAAGCGTTATTGCTTGTAGTTAATCGGATTCAAATTAAAGAAGAATAAGTTTTAATCTTAATATAAACTACAAAGGGCGCTTCGGTGCCCTTTCGTCGTTAGAGCGATTCTAAAGCGTTCTCAGGAATACTGGTAGGTAACGTCCAGTTAGTAACTAAAACGGCTTAGAAGTGAATTCTGGGCCTCTCAGGGGTATATATTTATGACTTGTTCAGAGTGTAAGACTAGCAAGCCATCGGGCATGTTAGTAAAAGTAAAAGATCAACTCGTGTGTGTGGTGTGTGCGCTCAGGCACAGGCGCTATTTTCTGGGTTGACAACGTAATGTGGATCGTGTTTTTCTAATGTGGATCGTAAATCAGGAGTAAACATTTGAGTAACTTAATAACATCAGAGTCTTTAGAGCTTTTAAGATCTAATAAGACATATTATATGTCTACTAAACAACCTCTTATGGGGTTTAATAGCTCTA